TATGAAACCATTTTAGGTTTGTTACCCGTTCCTGATTTAGGATTTGTTTTTTCGGCCTTTCTTTTTTGTTGACACGCCGACCTTTTTTGAGAATCTGTCATTTTACTAGCAACACCTGCAGCACGGCATTTAGGGTACCCTTTATCACTTGCTTCAGGTCTACCACAAGGAGGATGTCCTCCACCTTCTTTTTTACGACAAATATTTACCCAAGGACCTTTAGGTTGTGAACTTCCTTTTGGTTTTTTCTTGGTACCAAACCAAACAGCCAAATCTTCTTTTAAAAAATCTTCTTTTAACGGTTCTCCACTCATTGTAGGATTTATTGCAGAACCATCTTCATCATTTTGACCTCTGTAACTTTTTTTCTTTTTCATATTCATCTTACTAAGTATTTTGGTCCTTTGTTCTATTTTTTCTCTCTCTTCGGGAGATTCTGTAAAATCCTCATCGGCTTCTTGGTAAGCAAGTTGAGCATTTGTGTAACTGTATACTGGCTCAGTAAATGGTCCAACCTGTTTGTCGGTCCATTGTTGTGGTCCGAGTACAAGAGGTCCTGAATAAGCACCACTAATACCTGCACCACTTACCTCTTTAATTATTTTTCTTATAATACTTTTCACTACAATAAATACTACTGAACATAAAAAAAGGGTCTCACGGGACCCTTTTTCATTTATAACTTATTTCCACAAGACGGACAGAACTTAAAGTTTGTTTTTGTCTTGGTGCCACACTCGGTACAATATTGTCTAATGTCTTCTGTGGTTTTGTTTTTTGTACCTAATGGTAAAATTTTAAAAGTGATTTGATGTTCAACATTGTAGTTAAACTCCTGATACGAATTAGTGAAAGATTGTTTAGACTTATCTCCTTTTTCAACTCTACCAGTTTCAATAGATTTTTTACTTCTAATATTTGGACCTGCAAATGTATTACTTAATGTACCCGAAGTATTTGTTACGTTTGAAGAATAATATGCAGTTGACGTTGTCCCAATACCACCTGTTGTTGTAAACACAGGTCCTCCTGTGTTATGAGACCCACCATACATAACAGGATTCCAAGGGTACGTAGTAATGGTTGTGTTCGGATAATGTATTCCGTTTCGTATTGGAGCAGACTCATCGTAGAACTCAATTCTAACGTCACCGTTTAAATCGATTGCAGACCTGTTTTCAGACGTGTTGTTAACTTCATAGGTACTGAACTCAAACTTGTTGTTAGAGTCAAGGAAACGTTCTAAAAACACCCTCTGACCTGGTTTTAATACAATACCACTTGTGGAGATGTATTCACCATTCAATTTGATTTTTACAAGTACTGATTTTTGTTTTGGATTATGGATTTCGAATTCGAAGTTGTCTTTATCATTTAGAAAGACTGTGTTTCCATTATACACTTTAAGACGTGACTTTTTCTTTGTGATGTGCGCAGTCGGTTTGCTCACTTGTGTTGCGTAATTCATGTTGTTAAATTTTACAATAGTTTAATGACTACGTTACCAATACCTTTGTGTCCGTGAATACTCTACAGTCAGTTACGACTGGGGACTGATAACTTAAAATCTAATAATAAATATAATCTAAATGTATTTTAAATCAACTATTTTTTACCACTACCACATGCGTTGATAGTAACCAATGTTTTAGTTTCATCCCTTTCTCTAGGGGTTGCTGATTCGTAAGTAAATTTTTCTCCAGTTCCGTTCGTTACAATAATAGTACCCACACCTTCGTGACAACCATAACCCCAATTAGGAAAACTATAACCTAATGGATTCCAACACATCGCACTTATTGTAAACGAATTTTTCCCACCTTTTAATAATTCTGTCGCAATTTCAGGGGTTATAATAAATTTATTATACCTCGCACCACTCTGTTTAGGGTTATTATTATAATAATTAAGTTCTCTATTTGTGTTTATAATATCGTTATTTAAACTAGCAAACGGTTTTCCATCATTTCTTGTTAATTGAATTCCGTTTATAAAAATTTTATAAACCGATGCGTTACAAGTGTGTCCACCTTTAGTATAGTTAACTTCGATTGTCATATTATCCAAACATTTTTTTTGTTCAGATAATTCTTTTAAAGTGATTTTAACTTTAATATATTGTTCACTGGCATATTTGGATGCAAGGTCTTTACATGTTGACGCTCTACAAGCTCTGTATTTTGTAATACATCCCGCAAGTTTTTCTTTTTCGGTACAAACATATTTTTCACCATTAGGTTGAATAAATGTTTGACCTACCCATGGAGTTTGTCCAATTGCAATCGGGTTAATTGTGAATGTGGGTAACGACAATAATAGTTTTTGTTCTACAAATCCTTGTAATTGGTCTGTAATATATTTAGTAATACTTGTTTGTCTTTGTTGAGCTAACCATCCTTGAGTTGTACCTTCAGGGTTTTTGGTTTCAACATCAGAGTTAGGTATTTGAGACTCTCCTGACGACATTTCTACCCCAACTAAAAACGCATTTCCTTTTCCTGATTTTAAGTATTGTGTTATTTTTTCAACTTCAGGTACTAAATCTTTTAAATATTTTTCACTATGATATCCTGCAGGGAATGTAATTACTTTGTCGATAACTAAAGGTTCTCTTTCATCGTCTTCTTCTAAAATTAAATTATATTGACGTAATATGTCCGTCTTCTCACTCTCACTTATTATTAATCTACCCATTACAGTTTTATTTATAAATATCTTTTAAATTTAAATTGGCATATTGTTGAAAAAGTTATATCTTTATCAAAATCTTTAAATGGACATGAAACAGACACTTTTAACTATCACTATCGGATTACTTCTTATCATAACCTCTTGTTCTAATAGAGTACTCCCAACGTCAAAAAAATCAACGTTATACAACAGTTATTTGGTTAAACACCGTAAGTATAAAATGGAACAGATTTTTAACTATCCCTCTGATGTTAATTTTTGGTCCGCACAAGATTCAACTGTTTATCAAATGATTGACACGTTAAAATACCGAGTAAAGTATTCGGAGTTGTCTAAATAAAAAAAAGGGTCCCCATTGGGAACCCTTTTAGTATTATATAAGATAATGATTATCTTAATTCTCTCAAGTCAAATGTTCTTACACCATCAACTGTGATTCTACCGTAGAAACGGTTGTTCACCATTTTCTTAGCGTATCTAGTCATGATACCTTTGATTGGAGTGAAGTTGAATGGATTGTACATTGTTGGAGTTAATTGTAGAGGTACGTACGGTGCGTAGATGTAACCTGTGTCTAACAAAGATGTTCCTTTGTGACCCATTAACACTTGGTTAGCTGGGAAGTAAGGGTCTCTGTACACTTGGTAACGACCTGCTAAAGTACCAACTCTTTCAATACCCATGTTGTACTGGTCTTGCTCAGGAGCTGCGTTTGATACGTGGAAATATTCTAAATCGTCGAAGATTGCAGAAATTTCAGAAGAAACAACAATCCAGTTAGCTCCACCTCTTAATGTAGATTTGTGGATTTGAGCAGAAATTTGGTTAATCGCTGTGATAAGCGTTTGGTTCCAGTCTTTTTGAGTGTAAGGAACTGCATTAGAACCTAATCTCTTCCAACCGTTGTAATCCCAACGTAAGTTCCATGCTGCACCTTTACGTAAATCTCTTAAGATTTCACGGTCGATTTCAGCCGCAACTTGCTCAGATAATAAAGCTGTTAATTCAGCCTCAGCATCGATGTTGTGGAAAGCCGCAACGTCTTGTGCCATTTCTGGAGACCATTGTGCTCTTAATTTTCTTTCTGTTACAGAAACAGTTACTGACATTAAGTCAAAAGAAACCTCACCAATTTTATCTTCAAATTCTAAGTTTTTGTAGATTCTATAAGTCGCTGAGAACGCGTTGTCAGCAGCAGCTGTAGATTCGAAAGTAGAACCTGTGTATCCGTCCATTGAACCTGAACCTACTTCAGCAGGAACTTGTAAGTCAATCTCTAAATAGATATATCCTTGAGCGTCACAAATGTTGTCATATTGACCACCATCAGTTTTACTGTTAGGGAATACTAATGTTGAGTTGTTGTTACCATACTGAACAATACCTTTACCGTATCTTTGAGTTACAACTCTGAATAAGTAAGCGTTGTTTGTGTTTCCTGAAGTGTAAGCGTTACCCGCAACACCTTTAACTGTTAAATCAGATAAGAAAGCTTCGTTATCCATTGGTTGACCATCAGGACCGATTAATTTACCAGCTCCATCAGATGCGAAACCTGACATGATAACTAATACTTTTCTGTAGTTACCAACAGTGTAAGCTGAAGGTACTAATTGGTCAGCTAACCATGCTACAGTACCAACCTCAGCAGTGATAGCTGAATATTGTCCTTTAGAATAGTCAAATAAACCTGGTGGGTCTAAAGCTGGTTCGTTACCTTCGTAGAATCTATCGTAAAGGTCTTTAGTGTTGTTATAGTCATAACCACTGTTTGGTGTTTGACCTGCAGCTTGATTCGGAGAACCATAAGGTGCGTAGTGCTCAGAAGTACCTGGTTGGTAAGCCTGAATGTTAGGTACGAAGTAGAATAATTTACCGATTGGTAAGTTCATAGCTTGTACAGAAACGATGTCGTTCGCTAATAATTTAGAGAATACACGTCTAACGATAGGGAAAACCACTGTTTCAAATGCTCCTGTATCAGAAGTAGATGATGCTTCGTTAATTAAATACGATGCTTGGTTTTCATAAAGTTGTGCAACGTTTTCTCTCATGTGACCTTTAAGACCCTCTAAGA